AGAAATTATGGAGATACAACATCTCCAAATCCAGTAACAGCAGATGCTCGTCCAAATGAAATTATTCACTTCAAGAACTACACTCCAACAAACGGATACTATGGCGTTCCAGATATTATTGCTTCTAAGAGCGCTATGACTGGAAACGAGTTTGCAGCTAGATATAACCTAGACTACTTTGAAAACAAGGCGGTTCCAAGATATATCATTACCGTAAAGGGCGCAAAGCTTTCTAACGATGCAGAAAGAAAGTTGCTTGAGTTCTTCCAGACTGGTCTAAAGGGAAAGAATCATAGATCACTCTATATTCCACTTCCAGCAGACAACCCAGACTCAAAGGTAGAGTTTAAGATGGATGCGGTTGAGAATGGAATTCAGGACTCATCTTTCAACACCTATAGAAATGCTAACAGAGATGAAATATTGATTTCTCACAGAGTTCCAATTAACAAGGTTGGAACGCCACAAGGCGTCTCCTTGGCAAATGCTCGTGATGCAGATAAGACATTTAAAGAGCAGGTATGTCGTCCAGCCCAAAGAAACATTGAGAAGAGACTAAGCAAGATAATTTCAGAAAAAACAGACATTTTTATTCTTAAGTTTAACGAGCTTACCCTTACAGACGAAGATACTCAGTCCAAGATTGATGAGCGCTACTTGCGTATGAAAGTCGTGGTTCCTAATGAAATTCGTGCTAGAATGGGACTACAAGGAATACCTGGTGGAGACCAGCCAGTTGAACTTAACGCTAAGGCGGCTGCAGAGCAAACAACTCAAGCAACTGGCAATAGAAGTAGAGATCAGCAACGGCAGTCTAATCAGCCAGACATTTCTGGAGAAGGAAGAAACGCCCAAGGTGATGGGCGTCAAAACCAGTAAACAGATACTTGCATTTTAATCTACTAAGAGATATTATTTAAACACGATGGAAATTTCTAAAGCAAATTGGTCAACAAGCGGGAATAGCGTAAAGCTTAATATCCCCTTTTCAAAAGTCGATGCAAAAAAGAGAACTGTCTCTGGTTTTGCAACATTAGATAACGTAGATTCTCACGGAGATATTGTCCTTGCAGATGCAAGCGTAAATGCATTTAAGAGATTTCGTGGAAATCTTAGAGAGATGCACCAACCATTAGCAGTTGGCAAAGTAGTCGGATTTGAGCCTAAGAGCTTCTATAATCCAGATGAAGGAAAAGTTTATCAGGGTGTTTATGTCACATCATACATTTCAAAGGGTGCTCCAGATACTTGGGAAAAAGTATTGGATGGCACTCTATCTGGTTTTTCTATTGGTGGTTCAATTAATGACTCTGAGGTCGAAGTTACGAAGTCGGCGGATGGAGAAGAAACACCAGTAAGAGTAATTAAGGATTACGACCTGGTAGAACTTTCTTTGGTCGATAATCCAGCTAATCAATTAGCAAATGTTTTTTCAATTGAAAAAGTAAATGGAAAAACAGTAATCAAGGGAATTGCAGCGGATGTAGTTCCAGAAAATATTTATTGGTGCAAGACAGATTCAATTGCACTAACATCAACTGAATCATCATGCTCATGCGAAACATGCGGTTGCGAAATGGAAACAATTGGTTGGGTAGAAAGCAATGATGTTAATAAAGCAGAATCAATTAAGTTAATTGTTGATTCATATCTAAAAAAGAATTCTGAAGGTGAAGACTTTTCAGGAGAACGTCGTGAATCTAGCGGCGACGTTATAAATAACGCAGCCAAAGAAGGAGGTACAGAAGTGACAGATACAGAACTTCAGGCAGAGGCTGTTGAATCAGTAGAAGCTGTGGTTGAAGAGACCCCAGCAGCTGACGCAGCAGAAGCTGTCGCAGAGGCTCCAGAGGCGAAAGAAGAAGAGACTGTTGTTGAAAAAGCAGCAGACGTTCAAGAAGTCGCCGTTGAAGAGCTTGACATTTCTAAGAAGATTGACGAACTCAAGTCATTCTTCACTGAATCATTCACAAAGACTGCAGCAGATAATGCAGCAGGTCTTGACACAGTACGCACAAGCGTAGAAGAGCTTGTTAAGGCATCAGATGCAAAGATTGCTGAGCTTGACAAGAAGTACAACGAGATTTCTGAGGTTATCAATTCTCTCAAAGAGGGATTTGTAGCAACAGAGAAAAGAATTGATGCAGTCGAATCAGACACTGCAATCAAGAAGTCAGCAGACCTCGGCGGGTCTAAAGATGAACCCATTAATAAGAGCAAGTGGGGCGGAACATTCCTCGGTGTCCGCAATGAACTCTAAGACCAAATAAAGAGAGAGGTGAAAATAAAAATGAGCAATGAACTATTAGAAAAGGCAATTCAGACAACTGACCTTGGTACATCCGCAGCTGACTCAGCTCGTGGTGGTTTGCTAAAGCCAGAACAGTCTAACCGTTTCATCGACTACATGTTCGATGCAACAGTTGTCACAAAGTTTGCCAGAACCATTCGCATGCGTTCTGACATTCAAGAAATTGACAAGATCGGTGTTGGCGAAAGAATTCTCAAGGTTGCAACTGAAGCTACAGACACAGCTGCAAACCAGAGCGTTGTATTCGCTAAGATTTCTCTTGCTACCAAGAAGCTACGTCTTGACTGGGAACTCTCTTCAGAGTCTCTAGAAGACGGCATTGAGGGCGCAGACCTAGAAGACCACATCGCAAGAATGATGGCTACACAGGTCGGAAACGATGTTGAGGATCTAGTCCTTAACGGAGTTGGAACAGGCTCTGATCCACTATTGAAGGCACTTAAGGGTGTCGTTAACATCGCAAAGGACGAAGGTCACGTTGTAGATGCAGGCGGATCAACAATTTCAAAGGGTGTATTTAACGATGCACTTAAGAAGATGCCACGTCGCTATAAGCAGCGCCGTAACCAGCTACGCTTCCTATCAGGTTCAAACTTGATCCAGGATTACCTATACAGCTTGACAACAATTCCAGGAACTCCAGAAGATATCGCTTCAGGAATCGTCCGTGGAGATGTTGTTGCTAACAACGGAGCACCAGGAGGCGTAATCCCTTACGCATTCGGTATTCCAGTTGTCGAGGTTCCACTTCTTGATGAAGTACAGACAGGAACACACTCAGGAGCTTCAGGTTCACATGGAGATATCCACCTAACATTCCCAGATAACGTTATCGTGGGTGTTAAGCGTGACATCGTTGTGCACCGTGAGTTCAAGCCTAAGAAGGATACAATTGAGTACACTCTATTCCTTCGTGTAGGAACAGCAATCGAAAATCCAGATGCATTTGTTGTCGTTAAGAACGTCAAGATTGCAGCAGGATACGATAATCCAGATCGTGCAGCAGCTTACATCTCAGGTGGAAGCTACAACGCACTACCTGCAAACCGTCCATAATTTAAATTTAGGACAAAGTTTGGAAAGGGGTCCCCTTCTTTAAGGGGATCCCTTTCCTCTTATAGTGTGCAAAATGCTATAATTGTTATAAACGAACGGAGTTATGATGTCATTACAAGCATTAAAAGTATCAGAATTAAAAGAGATAGCAACAGAATATGGCGTAGATATAGCGGAAGCAAAGAATAAGGCGGATATCCTTGCAGTATTAGCAGAAGAAGGCGTCACAGATGAGCTACTAAATAATCTAGCTACTGTTCAAAAAGAAGAATTGCCCCCAGCACCAGCTTTTGCAGGGGCGGAAGAGATTGACGTATCAGACAAGACATTGGTAAAGATGGAAAGAATGAATAGGTCTTATGAGACACATGGGTATGAATTTACTCAAGAGCATCCATTTATATCAATGCCAATGACTTCAGCAATGAAGATCCTTGATACTGAAAAGGGATTTAGACTAGCAACACCATCAGAAGTAAAAGAGTTTTACTCATAGGAGATAGATCATGCCAGAGATATATTATGGTACAAATGGACCAATAAGCTTTAAAACGTATTACAATGGCGTAGCTATTGACCCTACGTCAACTCCAGTTGTAACCATATATAAAGGCACAGAAACCTCTGGCACAGTACTAACAGTAAACAACACAGACGTAGATGAAGGAAGCTTCTTCTGCTTTGTACCAGTTAACTCTACAACAAACTACGAGTACTTTAAGGTTAAGATAGAGTACACAATAAATGGAACTTCTTTTGTAGACTGGAAAACATATAATGTTTCAAGGCCATATGCTAATGTTGCAGAGATTGTAGAAGCTTCAGGATTCGGCACTGATAGATCAGATAGAAACTACAAGTCCTATGAAGAAGTAATGGCTGCGGAAAGATGGGCAAGATTTAAGATTAATGCTTATACTGGACAAAAGTTTGAGTATAAGTCAAAGCAAGTAGAAGTAATTGGCGACGGAACAGACGTCCTCTTGCTTCCTGAAAGAATTGAGTCAATATCAAAGATCTGGCAGAATGATGTACTAATATACGACGCTGCATCTGTTGATGGAAACCAATACGAATTTGAAATTACGCCAACAAATTATGCACTCAGATTTGTAAAAGATCCAGGCCTGGACATATTTGCCTCATATCCTTATGATACAACTATTCCAGAACCAGCATTTTTTAAGGGCGGAAATACCTATAAGGTATTAGGTATGTTTGGATGGTTAAATGTTCCATCCGAAGTCTACGATTCAGCAATAAGATTATCAAATGACTTCTTCTATCAGGATTCAGTCTGGAAAGAAAAGTATGTAAAGAGAATGCAGACTGGAGACTGGAACGTAGAAATATCGACTCAGGCATTTACTGGTACAGGAAACTCCATGGTAGATAGAATTCTTGAGCCACTAATAGTCAATCGCATGGTGATAATTTAATGTTTAATTCTCTGATATCGTCTACTCTTTATATGAAGATGGATATCTATGAGTCAACACTGACTCAGGATGAAATCACAAAGGCATTAAAGAGACAGTGGCTGTACAAGAAAACAGCCCAGTGCCTTGCAAGAGGCTACGTTTCAGAGACTTCAAAGACTTCTGGTAGCGGGGAAAAGGTCGGTGAGAGATATCAAGATATGGATTATCTTACTATTGAGACCGAAGAGCGATTAGTTAAGTCACAGAGAATAACCAATATTAGAAATCAAAAAGATGAGGTCATCTGGTTTGACCTTATTCAGAATAATTATGACACTCCAGTAATATATGAAGTTCAAGGTGTAATCCCAGTACTTGACCCATTTGGTTCAATTCTTTCATATAACGTAACAGTTAAAAAGTCGGAGGTACAGTCACTTGAAGGCTAAGATAGTATCTCAGATTAAATCAGCAGAAAAGGTTATGTCTGCTGGTAGAATTAAGACTGGCGTCATAGATGACATGGGATCTATATCAAAGATAGCAGCTTCAATATATTATCAAGCTGCATCACTTGAGTATCTAGTAAATTCAGCAAGAGCTCAAAAGGCAGTTAAAACAAAGATTTATAGCCAGATATCAAAAGACTTTGGCAATTATGTAGATATGCAAGCTCGTTCATATACTTCAAGATTACATCACGTATATGAGTGGAAGCGTGTTGGAAATCCAGCATCAAGACTTTGGAAGCTTAATATGGTTCCTGGAGCTGGCTATGACATGCAAATTAACTATTCATTTAAGCAATCTAGAACAAATGTTCCAAACACACGTAGCTTAAAAAAATATGTTTTTAAAGAGAAAGCAAGAATTATGGAATTTAGAATTCCAGTAACAATTCGTCCAAGATCTGCGGCAGGAAGACTTGTATTCGAGAATCAAGATGGAAAAACAATTGTTCTTCCTAAAGGCAGATCTGTTCGTGTAACAAAACCAGGAGGAGCAAATGCTTTCCAGGGATTTGCTAGAACATATGAAAGATTTGCTGGAAGCGGTATGCTTAATGAAAGCATTGAGGCATCTGGAGTGAAAGAATCATTTACTCGTGCTGCTAAGAATGCGTCTAATGTACCTTCGCTTATTTCAAGCAGAATAGTGGTAAATAAGATTTCTCCAAATACCGTAAGAGCATTAGCTGCTTCTGCGGCTCAATTAGAGGCTGGTAAAATATAATGGCTAATTATGCGCTCAGTGCAACTCAAGCAATAGTAGACTACCTTTGGTCAAACCTTACTACAAC